AGGGGTTGTGATTTGGGGATCAACTAGATGGACCCAATTCGGATATTCTCACAATAAAAACTTACATTTTCACATGGGAAATAAGTGGGATGAATCAAAATTTATCGATAGCGACCCTAGAAATAATATGGTAGAACCTAAATTAGTTATTGATAATTTTAAAAAACTTGATAAAAATAAACCCGTTGCTTGTGCAACAGAATAGGAGATAAATATGAGTGAAGATATAATTGATGTACCAACAGCAGAAGAAATTGCTCAAAGCTATACCGCTATGGGTCATTCTGTAGATTTAATCAATGGTATTATTGATGGTTCTAAAATGGCAGATGAGTCAGCAGAAGATAAAAAAGACTGCGTTAAAAGAAATGTTGAGCATTTAGAATTAATGGTCGCTAAAGACTATTGGACGAATGAAGACATGACAGCAGTTAATTCAGCTATTGCATCTGGCAATTCATACATCGCATAATATGAAGTTTAAATTTGACGATAAAGAGTACGATAGTGATACGCTGTCGGATAAAGCTAAGGTTTGCCTTGCAAGATTAGAAAATATATCGGTTAAAGAAAATCAACTTTCTGCAGAATTTGCTGATCTCCAAGTTTTAAAACAACACTACAATAATGTTTTAAAACAAGAATTACCTAAAGAAGAAGAAAAACAAACTTCTAAAAAGTAATTAAAATCTTTATATTTATACAAAAATATAATAGATTGTGTAAATGCTACAAAAACTTAATTTCAAACCAGGTTTTAATAAAATGGTCACTGACTCAGGAGGAGAGTCTCAGTGGGTAGACGGAGATAATGTTCGTTTCCGATATGGTTTACCTGAGAAAATAGGTGGCTGGAATCAACTAACAGCTAATAATAATACTTTACCTGGAGCAGCTCGTGCTCAACATGCATTTTCTTCTTTAGATGGAGAAAAATACGTAGCCATTGGAACCTCACAAGGATTATTTTTATATTATAATAACGAATTTTTTGACATCACTCCACTCGATGATGATGTAGTTACCGGTGTAACATTTGATGCAACAACCGGTTCAGCAACAGTAACAGTTAATAAAAATGCTCATGGATTACAAGATGGACGATATATTACTTTTTCGAGTGTAACAGTTCCAACTGGATCCGGTTATGCAACATCTGATTTTACAGACAACACATTTGAAATTACCAATGTCAATACTAATACTTTTGAAATCACTATGCCAAGTAATTCTGCATCCACTACATCAGGCACAGGATCTGCACAAGTAGATCCTTATGTCATTGTCGGTCCAACGTTTCAAACGGCTGGTTTTGGTTGGGGAACGTATATATGGGGTAATTCAACTTGGGGAACTGCAAGAGCTAGTGGAAGCGTGGTCCTGGATCCCGGCCTCTGGAGTCTTGATAATTTCGGACAAGTTCTTGTTGCAACTATTTTTAATGGAGAGACTTTTACTTGGGATGCGGGAGCAACGAATCCAAGAACAATTCGAGCATCTAAAAACACATCGGGTTATGAAACAACCAACAATCCAACTGCATCGAGATTTACGTTAGTCTCTGACAGAGATCGACATGTATTTCATTTTGGAACGGAAACTACCATTGGAACACAATCTTCTCAAGATCCAATGTTTATTCGTTTTTCTAATCAAGAAAATTTAAATGATTATACTCCAACTGCAACCAATACCGCAGGGACCTTTAGACTCGATACTGGAAATGAAATTAGAGGAGCAGTACTTGGAAAAGATTATACATTTGTATTAACGGATAGCGCTGCATACATTATACAATATGTAGGTCCACCATTTACATTTTCAGTAAGACAAGTCGGCACGAATTGTGGTTTGATGGGTCAAAATGCATTGTCCTATTCAAATGGTCAAATCTTTTGGATGTCGGGTGAAGGTGGATTTTTTGTCTACGATGGTACGGTTAAAATGCTACCGTGTTTAGTTGAAGACTTTGTGTTCACCACAACTGGAGATAATTTAGGAATTAATTATGATGCCAATCAAATGGTATATGCAGAGCATAATACTTTATACAATGAAGTCACATGGTTTTATCCAAAAGCAGGATCCGGTCAAGTTGATCGATCGGTAACCTATAACTATGGTGAAAATTGTTGGACAACCGGATCTTTAGCGAGAACATCTTATATTGATCAAGGGGTATTTAATCTACCATATGCAACGGATTATAATGGAACTGCAACTCCTAATTTTCCAATACAAGGTATAACGGATAAATATGGAGCAAGTGTTTATTACGCTCATGAAACCGGGACCGATCAGGTCAATTCATCAGGTACTACATCTATTGATGCCTACATTCAATCAGGAGATTTTGATATTACAGCAGGTAGAGGTGCTTTAGGAGGCACAACCGGTATTGCTGATCTTAGAGGAGATGGTGAGTTTATTATGTCGATGAAACGATTTATACCAGATTTTAAAGTATTGACGGGTAATTCAAAAGTAACATTGTTACTCAATAATTATCCATCGGGAACCGCTGCAAGTTCACCGCTTGGACCCTTTACAATTACCTCATCTACTGATAAAGTGGATACTCGAGCAAGAGGAAGATTGCTTTCTATAAAAATTGAAAACGACGCTGTAGGTGAAACTTGGCGTTATGGCACATTAAGAGTGGACATAAAACCGGATGGAAGACGATAATGTATAGACAAAATTACGGAATAGGAAGTTTAGCATCTACATTTAATCAAGTTCCAGAAGAATATAGATCTGGTTTTGCTGAATATGTAAAACAAAATCCAATAGGAGCAGGTGGACAAGCTATAACTCCTGTAGGGCTTCCAGATGGAGGTAGCGTAATGTTTAGTAATACTGCTAGTGCTGGAGCATTTAAAAATTATTTAAAAAGTATAGGCGTTGAAACACCAAAAATTGTAGCACCTACAGCAAGCCTTGATGCTTCACCTGCACCAGGTATGTCTACTCCACAAACAACAAGATATGGTAGAAAATATGGTTTATCTCTGCCAATGGTTGATTATTTAAATGCACCCTTACCAGATATATCCGGTCTGTTTGCACCACTTGCTGGTACAACACCTGTAGTAGATGTTCCGGTTGAAGACGTAACAGAAGATCAAATTTTACAAGCTATCGCTGCACAAGATTATTATAATCAAATTAATCAAGGTGGTGGTGGCGGTGATGATGCTTTTGGTGGCAATGTTGATACTACTAATAATGCGGGTATAACCGGATTACCTGGATTATTAACTGCAGCTAGTTTTGTTGTAAATCCAGTTGGAACCATATTAGGTTATGGTCTTAAAAAAGGGTATGAAAATTATAGAGATCCTTACAAAGATGTTTTTGGTAATTTAAATAAGGAAACTGAAGAAGCGATTGCAAGAGAAGAAGTTAGAGATTTACAAGATAGAATTGATGCCGGTGAATTTGGATCTGTAACTCCAACAGATCAAGATGCACGAAGAGCTGGTCAATATGATGACCCATATGGTCCTGGTCAAATAGATGTAGTAGATGATGTAGTGGATGTACAAGCTGTACAAGATGCTATTGCTGCGGCTAGAAGAGAAGAAGCAGCTGAAAAATCAAGACAAGAAGCAGCAGCGGCAGCAGCCGCTAGACAATCTGCTATAGCTCAAGAAGCTGCTAATAGAGAAGCGGCTAGAGAATCAGCTGCAGCGGCGGCAGCAGCACAAGCAGCAGCCAATAGAGAAGCAGCACGTGGAGGTCAATATGATGATGGTGGTGGCAGAGGTAGTATATCCGATGCACAAGCAGAAGCTAATAGAGATGCAGCTAGAGGAGGCCAAAGCGGTGGTGGCGGCGGAGGCGGTGGCGGTAAAATCGTCTGTACTATGATGAATGAATCATATGGTTTTGGATCATTTAGAAATAAAATTTGGTTAAAACATTCAAAAAGTTTAGCACCAGAATATCAAAAAGGTTATCACAAAATATTTTTACCATTAGTAAAATATTCAAAACAAGAAGGTGTTACAAATAAAATAGTTAAAAACATTTTAGAACACATTGCAGTGCATAGAACAATAGACATACGTCAGGAATCAAGGGGTAAAATTCATTTACTAGGTAGAATATATAGAAAAGTTTTAGAACCCATTTGTTATCTAGTAGGTAAACATGGCTAAAATTACTACATATATACCAGAACCTAAAGAAGAATATGATGTAGAAAATCAAAGACAAATTTTACAATCACTTTCTACATTAAAAGATGAACTTAATTTTTCTTATCAAGATGATTTAAGAAAAGAACTAGAAAGATTTACATGGTACAACATGAGGTTTGGTTGTTAGCATGTCTTCTTGTAATAATGTAAATGTAGAACCAACTACAATTGGTCCAGGAGATGGATCCACGGCCTATGATGCATTTGGACGATTAAGAGTATCTAATCCATTAACCATTTTTGATTCTAAAAATGTATTATCTAAAAACAGTTTATTTGATGAAGACTTAACAGGATCAGGAACCGTTACTTATACCGCAAATAAATCAACCGTTAATTTAAATGTAAC